ATGCAAAAGAAGTTTTTAGATACCTTGCCACATTTTGAACATTCGATTTGCATTTTCATTACTTCTCTCCCTTGATTAAAGCGATAGCAACAGCAAGACGAGTAAAATTCTTACAAAGACCTATACGAATGGGCAAAGAGGAACTATGACTACCCTAAAAAATAGAAGCGAACAGGAAGTAATACTGCTAAACGCTATGGGACTACTAATCGACAGGTCACTAATCTGGTCAGGCGACTTCGAAAACCTACGCCCAGCACTATGCCGCCTATTTTTCGTAGGTTGTTATTTAGATATTTAATATTAAGTTTATATTACCTTTAAGTGGACATCTACGCCGTCCCGTTGCGTCTTAAATGACACCCCGTTGTGTCGTGGATGTCTACCCGTAGATTTGCGTTTTGAAAAGTTATCCACAGGTTTATGAGCAAGTGAAGAATCGCACCCTTGTGGACATTCCAGGGTCAACCAATAGCGATTGGTGATGCGATCAGGTCGATAACCTGAACCGTCATGACTGGCTACTGTAATTTCTTGTAGTTCTAGCAGCTTGTCGATTGCTCGCTGTACTTGACGCTTGCTGCATCCTGAGAGTTCGGCTAGGCGTTTCTGCGATGGGAAGCAACCCTCTTCTGGGTGTTCGCCAATGTGCCAGGCTAGGGAGATTAGGACGGCTCTTGCTGTGCCGGATGACTGGGAATGGTGCAATACGGCTGAGATGGCTTCTACGCTCATTCTGTGCCTTTCTGTGTGTATAATAATCTTACGCCCCTCGTGGTGGCGTTCAGGGCTTGAACCCTGCGGGGTCTACCTTTTCTGTGGGGTAGACCCCTTTTCGCTACTTCTTTAGTTCCTCAGCATAGTTCTTGATTGCTGCAAGTGTTTCATTGTCAACGGCCGATTTGACGGCAGCTGCGTAGATTGTTCGCAGGGTTTCGATGTCTTTGTTGCTGTGTGCTTCTTGTGCTTCGATTAGGAAGTTGCGGTGTTCAGCTGTGACCTTGAGCATTTCCTCGCGTGATGCCCGGTTCTTTGATGTGCTAAAACCTAGTGTTGCTAATCCGCGCCCGATTGCTGATGTTGAACAGTTCTCTAGGAACGATGCGCGGTTGATGTTGCTTGAGCCGCGTGTTTCGTGAGCGTAGTCAATTGCAGCTGGTCGAATGTCCTCGCGATCTGTGAAAACCGATGCCATGACGATGACTTCGGTTTCGTTGATTAGTTTGATTTCAGTGTGGATGCGTCCGTTCGGGTACGCTTTCCAAAACTTTGTGATGCGTTCTGCTACTGGTTCGTAGTTGTCTAAAAATCCCATGATTCTCCTGTGTTATTTGAATGTTATGAACGGCTTGCCATTTCGGGCTTGTAGTGCTAGGACTTTTTCACCCTGGTAGAAGCCGTTTTTTACTCCGTTGAGATAAGCCAATACTACTGATTTTTTTGCGTTGAAGTTTTTATCAGCTTCCTCGAAAATTACTTTAGCGGCTATCAGGTCAACATACAGATCACCTAGTTCAACTTCGCCTTCGGTGAGTCCTTCGGATAGTTCTCTGACTGTTTCGTAGGTGCTGTTTGAGCCGTCGTAATCTGGGGCTATTCCAGAATCAACCAAGCCGTAGAATCCTCGTACACGCCCTTTCATGTCAAGGACAAGGGATTCATCCCAAAGCACCTCAAACTCGGTGTAGCGGCCGCCTATGACCGCACAGACCACACCACGCTTTAGACCTAGAACCATCAGATACCAAAGAACCTGCAATTTCCAAGATTCTGGTATTTCAGAAACATAAGTGGCTGAATGTTTGATTTCCAACACGCCAAGAGTGCCGTCTGCCCATTCGATGATGCCGTCAGGGTTGGCTTTCATCCAGTCAAATTCGTTTGATTGCCAGGTGCCTGTTTCGTGAACGGTCAACCATTCTTTATTTTCTGCGACAAAGAAATCGCGGATGGCTGGCTCAAGTGCTGAACCAAGTCGCATTGGAATCGTGCTATCTGTGTCCTCTAGCAGATTTGACTTCTCGCACCAAAGACGGTATGCGCTTTTGAATTGGGATTTGCCAAAAATTACCCCAATGTCCGAACCGCCAATACCAGCGCGAGCTGCATGCCACTCCGGTGATCCTGATTCGAAAGTGCCAATGTACTTGGCTTTGCCTAGTGATTCGATTGAGTCCGTTATACGGATGTGTTCTGTGATTGTCATACGACAAGTTTAGTTACCGGGAATGACAAAACCCGATGCGCCTCATGCACCGGGTCGTGTCATCGCCTGCAAATACATGCTGGCAAAACTTAGTCTTTTTTAGCGGTCTTACTGTTTACCGATTCAATGGCGTTGTTTATGTGCTGGTCGAAGTCTTTGTCGTTCACTTCACCTTTACCTGCGTATGTAAAGGATAACGCTATCGCTAGTCCTAATAGAGAACCCAACGCACCAAATAGAACCGATTCGACGGCACTCATACTGAAATAAGGAATGTTGCCAACCCCCATGAAACTTAACCCTGCGCCAGTAGCGAGTGCGGCGGTGCGCTTGTATCGCTTCGGGATTCTTTTCCATAGTTTCACTTTGCCGCCTTTTTGGTTACTGGTTTCTTTGCTACTGGTTTTGTTGCAGTCTTTGGCTTTGATGCGTCAATGAGTTTGAACAGATCAAGTAGTTTGTCTACTGGTGCCAGGTGTGGCATTTGGTCGGTTGATGCAGCTGCGTGTAAGTGTGCGCCTGCTGATGCTGAACCTGTGTTGCCAATGAGTCCGACAACTGTTTCGCCACCGATAACTTTGTCCATTCTGGCAAGAGTTGGTGCAGCTTTTAGGTGTGCGTAGATTGTGTACACCTTGTCGTGTGAGTTCTTAGTGATGATGCAGTGACCTAGAACATCAGACCAAAGGATTTTAGAAACAACACCATCAGCGACAGCGTAAACTTCTTTGCCCTCTGAACCGCCTTTGAAACCCCAGTCTGAACCGCGGTGCGGCTTAGTCCGGTAAGCCTTATTGAAGTTGCCCAGTTCATCGCGACGCTCTGCACCAGCACCCTTGATTGGTTCATGGTACATTATGCGATTCCTTTCATAACAACAGCAACAGCAGCTGCGGTGATCAGTGCGGTCATGATTGCTTGCAACCATGCACCTTTCCAACGCGCTTGTTCTAACTCACGAATTCTCATTTCGAAGTCGTCAAGTTTCTTTTCAATGTCCGACACGATTCGAAGTATTAGTGAAGTGTTATTCGGTTTCGGTGTTGTCATTTAGAGATTCCAAGAATGCAACATACTCTGGGTTTGCTGGGTCTGCAGGGAATGACTTAAATGACCCGTCACCTAAGTCAATAACAATGTTTTCTAAAATTTCGCCATCAGGCAATTCAAGATTAACTTTTTCAAAATTCATTTTACAACTCCGCACTAATCGCGATAAAACCGGCTGATGGAATATTTATCGTGTAAATCCTATAAGTAGTCAATCCACTTGAACCAGTAAGAAGTAGCCACGCCGAATTGGTACTTGAACCGGTCAATGCAATTCCACTTATTCCGGGCGAAGTACCTGTTGCGATATCTTGTAATACAACACCTGACCAAGTTACAGATATTGGTGCGGTTCTCATAGTCACCGGTAGAGGCAAAAAGAATTGAACGGCTGTTGAAGAATACGCAAAACCGTGCGCTAAACCTACAGCAGTTCCGCCGTTTGTGTAGTAGTAGCGTTGGCAGGCTGCTAGTTCGCCCTGAATGTTTGACGCGTTGCGCTTAAACGCTGTCGCAGTGCTACCAGATTCAAGCTGCAACCCCCAAATGTCAATAGTTGAAGCGCCAGTCTGACCAAGAATAATAGGAAAAACAGCCAAGAAACTACTAGTACCAATAGTCTTACCAGTAACACTAGGAACATTCACAGTAACCGAATACCTAGCCCATGAAGTAGTCAAAGTAATAGAGGAAGCAGTTGTGTTAACTTGACTGCTACCGCCAGAACCAAAATCTTGGATAAACAGTGGCGAATAAGTTACGCCTACATCTGCCTTAGCCCAAAAACTTAAAGTCACAGTTTGACCAGCAAAAGAACGAACATCCTCAACACGCTGATGAACCCAAGTATTTGCAGTGTTTCCGCCAATGGCTTTAGCCCAGCGCATAAAAAACTGACCTTCGTAACCGGTTACTGGTGCAGTGCCAGGTGTAAATGTTTGACGCGAAACAGTTGCAGAAGTTCCGCCGTCACTTCCAAAGGTGTAACGATCAGCCGAATAGGTTCCTGGCCAAGTAGGTGAACCTGTGAATGATGTTCCGCGCTGCCAAATGTCGAACGCGCCGTTGATGATTGCGTTACCAGAACCAGCAGCACTAATCAGATCAGCCCAAGCCGACCCGGTGTAGTAAACATACTTGTCCGAGTCCTGCAACCAAACAACCATGCCCTCATTAGGGGTAGTCAAAGCTGCATCACGCGCAGTAGTCGAAGCAAACACCATCACCGACTGATTCATAAGATAAGTGTTGAGTTCGCCACCAGTGAGAGCATCACCGTTGCTAAAAACTTTATATGCCATTTAAGCCGCTTTCCATAGTTCGAATTGAGTGTACCAAGAATTTGCGTCAATTGTGTGATTGACCCTTGTAATAGTGTAGTATTCGTCGATTGCCAATTGGTTCCTATCGAACCTAACACCCAACAATTGCCCTGGAGTAATAACCGCAGCTTGTGTCAAATTACCAAGACGGTCAACAGCAGGAGTTTCAACAGTGTTCACTAACTTTGTGACAACAGTGCTAAACACTTGTGATGCCCAAATAGTGAGTTCATCAGTGTCAATAACATTTAGTGTCAAACTGTTGAAGTTCTCACCATAAAGTTCAATTGAATCCCTGTCCTCTAGTGCAACGAATTGTGTGTCGTCCGACGCGAGGTCAACATAAAGTGAATTGATAATACTGTCAGCGTCAGCGGCGACAGTAATATCAGACATGCAAAGGTGATAATCGCCACCATGATCATTACCAACAACCCAAGTTGTATCAGTACCATTCGCATCATCCGGGCGAGGAATAAAAACAACCTGTTCAGTCGCAGGGTCAACCCAAGCAATAGCAAGTCCAACCTGGAGTGCTTCGTTGATGATGCCATTAGCCTGAATGTCCGATTCGCTAGTCAAAGGAATTTTTCCTGTGGTTGCTGCCGAGTTTAGCGACATCACACCGCCAACAGCAGTAACAGCAGCTGCAAAGTTTTGCAAAGGTGTCGCATAACCAGCAGAAAGTCCAGTGTTGTCAAAAGTTTCAATTCGACTGTTCACGATGGACTTGTACAAGTCAAAGGCTGTGATGTCAATGCGGTTCCAACCTTCGGCACCATACTGAACATTTATCGTTTCAATGTACCCAGTGAACAGCGTGTGGTTTACGGCACCGCGAACAACACGAATGCGAATCTTGGTATTTGTTCGGATGTTCTTGTTCACATTCGGATCCCATTCGTAAGACTGCAATGAGATTTGAGCCGAGCCTGGATAAGGCTGGAAGTAAGTTGCATCTTGAATAGTGCCACCAACACCAAAATCAGCTGCAATAGTGTCTGCCTCAACAGGCAACCAAACAAAGGCTGAACCTGTACCAAGAACATCTGTTGAACCTAGAAGGGACTCGCCAAGGATAAAGTTTCCAACGCCGCCAAGGACATCATCACCGCCAAGCAAAGACAAACCCAAAACAAAGGTGTCAGCGTCCGGGTCAGGAATAAAGAGTTCAACTCTTAAATCATTCTTTAAATCAAAGTTTTCAAGAATCGACACTAGCGACCGCCACGAAGTAGCTGAGTTCCAGAGTAGAAAGAACCCTTGTTGATTGCGGTAGCGATTTGCTGAGGAGACTGAGTTGCTTTGACATTTACGACTACAGGCGGTTTAGCAGGTGCTTTCAAAGGTGCCTTGATTGATGATGTGATTCCAGAGTTAGCTGCAACTTTGTCAAGTGTTGATGACGGAACATTTGGCAAAGAATAGCTTGGCTGACCTGCACCAAGCAAAGCACTAACTCCAGCCAACAAGTCAATCATGTTCTGTAGAGGATTCAAGATTTTATTTATCTTGTCAAGAACCATGTCAAACCAAGCGTTGATTCCGCTAACTTTCAGACCACCAGTTATTGTGCTAAACAAGTTAGTCATTTTAGTGGTCAAAATTTCGGAACCCTCAATAATTAGGTTTATTTTGTTTAAAAAGATTTGAAAGTCAGTGGTTGCTGAATTGATTGTTCCGATGCCTTCGCTTGAAGACATCCAATCAGATAATCTATCCAATGATGGCAAAAGACCAGCACCAATTCTATCTTGAACATCACCCATAACAGTTTCAAGTTTTTTGTAAGGGTCAAGGTTTGCAGCTTCCTCGGACGCCCCGGCAAACGCTCTACCCATTTGTTCAATGGGGTCTTTAGAACCTTTAAGGCTAGGGATAAGTTTTGCAAGGGCCGCATCTGAACCAGCCAATGATCGTGCCATAGCCTGGCTGACTGTGTCTAAGTCTTTGCCAGTGGCAGCCGATGCGTCCAGCGCAATTTGTAGAAGTTCATTTGAGCGTGTGACATCTTTGGTAGCAATAAAGAGTTTCTGGTAAGCCGGGCGAAGTTTGTCATCTGCAACACCTGCCTGGAACTGCATCTTGCCGATTGCCTTTTCAGCAGCTGCAACTTGTTCGTTGTTTGCTTTGCCAGTGTTACGCATAGCAATAGACAACAGTTCCATAGACTTGCGGTCTTCAATGGCGGCTTTAGTTAGATCGTTGAACGCGTTAATTGCTGCGTTGAATGTAAGACCAATACCAATAGATGCCAAGGCTGACTTCATAGCCTTAGATGCTTTAGTGACCTTTTCGTCAAATGTTGCCAGTTGCTTTTGAGCGCCCTGAGTTGCTTTAGTGAGTTGTTTGTACTCACCAATGATTTCAACGCCTAGTACTAGACTCACTGTTCAACCTCGTTCATTTGTTTGATGACATCCAAGAATGCCAGGTACTGCACCAAAGTAAGTTGCTTGAACTCTGACGGCGACATCTTTGTCACCATGCAGAACTCAGCCATCCTTTTGGCTTGTTGCTCTTTTAACCTTTTGGGTCTTCGTCGACTCCCTGAAACAACTCCAAGGCTTCTGAAAACTTTATCTTGCCAACATCTTCCATTTTGAAATCTGGGTCAATGCGACGCTTGGCTACAAAAAGAGCTGCCTTTGCTGGCTTGCCCTTTAGTTCGCCCTTTGCCATAAGTTTTTCAATTGGCATACCTGACAAATTTTCAATTGTTTCAACTTCGTCAAGTGTCAAACTTTCTAAAAAGCTCTCGTTCATTCTTCTGTGCCTTTCGTGGAATGGAATGCAATAAGTGTATCAAGTGTCCGGTAATAGTTTCGGTAAACTTCATCCCTTGTTATACCCAAAGCCTTTACGAAGAATGGCTGAGGCTTGATGTTGCGCTTGAACCAACCCCAGTGAATAGGGTTCGCATAAGGGATAGATCTGTTGTTACCTGCTTGAACCGTGACATTTCTTAAAGCATTGTTTACTTTGATGCTGTTACGCAGCTTGCCTGTGCGTACTGGCACCAAGGTTCGGGCTTCTCTAGCAACTACTTCACCTGCTTGTTTACCAGCAGACTTGATTTCATCGTTAGGGACACCGATGGCTTGTAAGGCTTTAATTCCTGCCTTGTAGCCTTTGACCTTGATGCCAGACGCGTTAGACATTATTACGCGGTTGTGTCGATTTCTACACCGTAGTAAATGTCTGATGCAGGGGTGTGCGGGGTGTTCTTTACAGTTAGTGCAACAGCGAACTTTGAAACTTCGTTTGAAGTCAATGAAAGCGGTGGCAACTGGTCGAAAATTACAGTTCCCTTGTAGTGTGGCTGATCTGCTGATGGGGTTGCGTTGCCATTAGGCGCAATAGTGAACGCTACTTCTGTACCGAAGTTGTCCCATAGAACGCGGTAAAGGCTTGTGTCCTCACCTGATGTGATTCCCTCTAGTGAGAGTGTCCACTGACCACCAACGCGTACTTCGCAGAATGTCTGAACATCGCCCGGGGCATCGTCCAGGGTAAGTTCTACCATGTTTGCGTCGCATGCATAATCAGTTGTGTTGATTTTGAAGACAATGTTAGTTGCCTTGATG